TGCCATTAGCCCTCGGAGCGGCTAAGGTTGCCTCAATAGCGTCACTGTCAACAGGCGGCAGAGATGCAGCTAAGCTCTCGAACTGCGCGTTTGGTGACAACCACATCGTGAAGGGTTTGCTGAAAGATGCTGCCCAACCAAGCCTCTGCTCCCAAAAGTAAACCAAAGCAGGCATGTTGTTCGTGCCACTAAAAGGCTCTTCAGCAGATGGTGGTGCGTCTTCGTTATCTGCTTTAATGTTATCATCGACAAACACCTCTGTCTCTGTGAGCTGCCACTTCGTAACTGAGTCTGTACGAGTTACCTTGCAAATCTCAGTAAGTCCATCTACAACAGTTGGATCTGCCGGGGTAAAGATGATGGGGCTCCCCTGCCGTGCGGTGCCATACTCTTCACCACTTGCATCGTTCTCAATCACAACCGTCCCATCAACCCCTGCCTCGATAATCAACACATACTCGGTTTTTGTTTTCAGAGTCCGACCAACGATGGACGAGGCAGGCCAGTCGTCACCAAGCTCAGCCATCGGGTCGGGCCAAGCTCTCAACTTGTTTCTCGCGTACGGGTCTGGTTCCACAGTACCAATGTAACCAAAAACTCCGATGTCATACTTGTAGAACCGGTACTCTTTAGGTCCACCGGCTGCAGGTATCCACCAAGCAATCAGGTTGACGTTGCCATCTGTCGAGTTCAACTTGTACGTGTTGACCTTCAGCTCCGTGCCGGGTAGACTCTCTTCACCAGTGTCCCCGTCCACTGCAGTCACCAGGTACCGGTACGTCAAGCTCCCCTTTGTTTCCTTCCCCACGTTAGCACCAAGCTGCATATCAGGTGGTGGATCGGTTGCCGGTAAGAAATCAATAACCTCCAGATTCCAATTAGTATCACTGAGCCGCGAGAGCTTCCTTGGATCGTAATATGGGTCTGCAATGTAGACAACGTCACCAGACTGCGCGAGCCTCAAATTCCTCAAACCCCCATCAGAATACGGGGTAACGATTGAATCTATTCTAGCGTCATCTTTCCAAACAGACATCTTATCATCTGAAAACTCCAACACACGAGACTCGATTGTAGAAAACACAAAAGGTTTAAGCAGCACAGAATCATGGCTCGAACCCTGATCGTCTGCATACCCTAGAAAGCGGAAACCCGGTCTACGCGTTGCCGGTCCCTGTGCTATGCCAACGGCGTTCAGCATCTTCTTGCAGCTAGACTTCACACGAGCATGTTCCACTCGTGCAGCCATAAGCTCAGAGCTTTCGCCACCACTAAATATATTAACCAGTATTGCGTTGCCTGGCACTATACATCCCCCCCATCAGCAGTCATGCCGGGGTATTCGCGAGCTGCGAGAATGGTACTTGTACGGTTCTCGTCTTGCACGCGCACGTGGTTCGATTTAGCATCACTGAGCTTCGCCAGCTCAAACGCGAGTCCATAGTTCTTCAGCGCAGTCTGCCCCTCTTCCATCCGGGCAAGAGGCGGTCCTATTTCAGCAGCCAACTTGAAAGCTGCAGCATCAAGAAAGTCAGCCTTTGCTTTACCGAGATCCGACTCATAATACACAACGATCCGAGCGTATGCAGGTGAGGCATCCGTGTATATCTTTTTACCACGCACCTCTTCAAAGTCGATGATAGGAGCTTTCAGATCCGCAGACTCACGTACATCCACAACACACTCGCACTCTGCTGTGATCTGGTACGCGAGTTCATACCCAAAAGCCGGAGCAGCTTCCAGAAGCGTCAACTCAAGCCACTCTGTAGCGAAGCTGAAGGGGTGAGCACACAACAACTCTTTCACGATCTGAACAACAGCCGCGTTGCATCGCCTTGCAGAGTTGGTGCCCTGCGTCAGAGATGAGATCTCTTTAAGCCCCAACTTCCGGCATGCTTTTTGTGAGATAATTAACAGACTCATGTGCTTGTTCCTTTAAAAGTGCAGGGCTGCGTGCAGCCCTGCACAGGCTCTACAGGGTCAACAGCTAGACTAGGCTGTTAGACTTCACCTTCCCCGAACCGTCCGGGTTCAAACCGGCTTTGATGTTCGCTTCCTCTTCAGCCACTTTTGCATCAGCAGCTTCTTTAACCTTGTCAGCCGCTTTTTCCTTGTCTGTCTTAACAACAGGCTTAGGCGGTGCTTCCCGCCAACACTTATGATCGTCAAGAGTGGTCTTACCTTTCACCACCGGGACTGCAACTTCTTTGCCGAGTGGGACCAGAAGACCACGATAGTTGGTCGGTCCTACGGCTATGAATGTTTTAGTAGCCATCAGTGCATGCCTCCTCTTTTCCATAAACAAAGTAAAGGGTGTGCCCGGTGCTACCACCGGACACCCCAAGTTAAGCCACCTTAGTTGGCGAGATACTCAAGAGCCACATCAATGGTACCTTCAACATCATCAGCATCATCAGTGCCGACCGACACCTTCGCCCACTTGTCAATCCCCATAGGAATCAGGAAACGTGTGAGCACATCACCCACCGCGAAAGACGTTTCAGCCGCAAAAGTAGTAACCTGCGACACCGCAGGAGCCACTGCAGCGTAAGCGTCAGCCACACCATCATCGCTGCTGTCCTGCAGCGACAGAGTGAGTTTGTGACCAAGACCAATCACGCACGCTGTTTTTGCCACAACAACAACAGCCAGAAGACCTTCCTGACCACCAACACGCAATCCGTTTTCTGCAAGCGCGGTCGTGTTTACCGGGAGAGTCATGCCAAGCTCAAAAGCATTACTTTCAAAAATCAATTTATGTCCGTACATTTCTTTCACCTCCATAGTGAATTAAAAATCAATACATCAGTTTGCTACAAGGTTACAGCCGCTGCCCCAAAGGGGCAGCAACCAGTTACGTTCTAGGCAGCGAGAAAAGCCTCGGAACCGTCCAACAGGTTGTACGAAGTGACAACCGGGATACCATTCCATGTGTCAATCTGACGATTGAACTCAGTGTCCTGCACACCCATCTGCAACGCGGTCTGCTTGAAAGGAGCCAGAGCCATGTTGCGGCACTTCGGATGACACATGATGAGCGTGTCAGAAGGTGTTCCACGAACGTCCGCGATCAGATCGTCAATCTGCGTGGCAGTCGGCAGCTTGGCGGCTTGAACGTTGGCGATCAGTCCAACAGTCTTGTTGGAGATATTCTGCCAACCGAAGCGACCCTTCAGCGCAACACCATAACCAAGTACATTGGTCTTGCTGCGAAGATGGTACAGCGAGCCACCGTAGAGCAGTTCACGATTGAGCAACGCGCCCATCTTGAACCCGGAAGGATCGAACAGACCCATGTTGATGCCCTCTTCAAAGCGCACGATCATGATGGTGTACACGGCACCTGTGGTTGCAGCGGTACGCATGACGTTTCCATCAGCGATAGCTTTTGCCATCCAGTTGTCGTAGTACAGCTTCCGCTCAGTGTCCATTCCTGCCTGCTTCAGCACCATTGTTTCCTTGGCAGCAAAGTACGCAGCAGGACCACCGAACTGGTCGATGGTATCCTGTGCCTGCTCCATCTCACCACCAAGCACGGACAAGTCCGTCTTGACGAGTCCAGTGCTTGCGTTCACGACAGGCAGCGGAGCATCAGCATTAACGAACTGTGCACCGGTGATTTCGGTCAGTTTCTCTGCCATGTTCCACAAACCGTGACTTGCCGCTTCCCAACGCAGACGCTCCAGAATCGGGGTCTTCTCCGTGAGGTCATCAGCCATCTTCGGCTGCTTCTTGGCAAACTTCAGTCCAATTTCTTTCAGATTATATGTTTCACTCATGACTCTTGTTCCTCCTCGTTACTACGTGTAGCCGATACTACGTCTTCGCCTCTTTAAAAAGTTCCTGATATGACGTTTTAGTATCGACAGGTTTGTCTGGATCGTTCCCACCACCGGGTCCCCCGGCACCGAGACTCTCCTCTCCAATTAAGGTGCTGACTAAATGCAGTACCTCTACTACAACGGGATCATTAACCTTCCCACTGTTTGAAAGCGCAGGTGCGAGTCTACCTTCCATCCTGCGGTCGAGCAGAGCTAAGGTTACCAACGCTTTTGCTCTGTTGGCATCGTACGTGGTTCCCACCCACTTCGTCTTCAAGAAGGATTCACCGGCTGCGATCAGATCTGCCTGACCGGCAGCAAGCTCTCCTGCCTGCCACACAGCAAGTGCTTGCGCGGCTTCAGGATCTACCCGGTTCTCCAAACAAAACTGTCTGAAACGATCAATCGAGCCTGTTTGATCGTTGGCTGCGATGTCATTACCCTCTGCATCCTTACCAAAATCAAACACATAGTCCTCAGCTTTAAGACCTGTGAGTGTATTACCTCTCTCAGCAGCACTCAGAGCAGCCTCAAGCGACTCAAAGCCTTTCAGCTTCTCGTGGGACGCTTCAGGCAAGTCCTTGTACCACACCTCAGCCGGGGGCTGTTTGAGAGCTTCTTCTGCTGCTAACCTCGCAGCATCCGACAAATTAGCTGCCGGTGGATCTGCTGCAGGTGGATCTGCTGCAGGTGGATCTGCTGCAGGTGGATCTGCTGCAGGTGGATCTGCTGCCGGTGGTGTTGCTGCCGGTGGTGTTGCTGCCGGTGGTGCCGCTGTTCCTGCCGCATCGTTTGCTGCGCCCGTAGGCTTTGCAAAGTCAGTCATGACGTTCTCCTCATCTCTGCTTGATTAGTGTATTCAGCGAACCTGCAGACTTTCTGCGGATACGCATCATACGTTGAATTAAGTCGTGCACTTCGTCATCTGCGACTGCCAAGTCATCCATAAGATCTTGACCGAAGTCCTTCAACACCGCTGCCTTGGCGAGCCGTGCGTTCTTGTCTGACCATGAGGGGTTGAAGGTGCCAAGCCTGTCGAGGATCTCACAGAGAACACGCGCACCTGAACCTGAGCGAGCGACCGAATAAAGGTCTGTGAGGAAGTTTTTATAATCCTCGTCTTGCACTAAAGCCTTACGCGTGTCCTCTGGATCACCTGTATATGTTTCAACAGCATCACTGTAGTCGTTGTCTGGCTTTTGTGGCTTACCCATGCGACCCCTCTGCTATTTTTCGGCTGACTGCATCAGCTCAGAAGCCATCGTACCCTCTGTAGGCACGCTGCCGAGCTGAGACATTGAGTTCATTGCTCTCTCTTCCTGCTCCATCTCAGCTGCACTTGCTTCTCTCTCTGCTTCCTCAGCCATTGCTTTTTCAAAGGCTACATCATCAATTATTATACGAGCCGGTGCTCCAATGCCCCTTGCGAGTTCATCAACAGCCTGCGGTATGTCGAGCTTCATCATCGCAGTCGGTTTCAACCCGGCTTCTGACTGAGCTTTAGCAAGTGCACTGACTTCAATCACCAGAGCGCGTGTGGACTCCGCACCAAACTGTCTCAAGGCTTTGGCTACACTTGAGATGTACTCAACCTCAAGGGTACCTGCCTCTGCGAGCGCAGGCGGGGGAGGGGGAAACATACCCGCCCGGTCCAACACATTATTCGCTCGCTCAATATTGTGGTCAAGCACAACAGGTTCATATATCGAGATAACAGGCGCGACCATCTGTAGCTTCTCGCGCTTGCGTTCCATGTACTCACCAAGCGTCATGTCCGGTGGTCGCATCTCCGCTGAGATCGTTACGAATAGATCCGCGTTGGACACGGCTGCAATCCTCTTCGCTATGTCGTTGATCTCCTGCAGCGCGTACTGGTAGCCCTGCACCGGTACTTCATAGATAGGACCAACAGCAGTAGTGTCCGTCACAGACACTACAGTCTCCTGCCCCGGACCGACATTGAGCCGGTTCTTTACGGTGCTTGGTCTTTTGGTTGCCGGGTTTATCATCTTCTGCAGACAGAGAACCTTCAGTCGTTCTGTCTCGTTGAGCTGCCGATCGTGCCCCACCATCAGGTGACCGCGACCCATACCGTAGTCGGAGGCACCTACACGCTCGAAAGGTGCGTAAGAGTATGGGTTCTCATGGTATCCCCCCTCTTTAAGAATGTCTTCAGTGCCTGCGTCATCACCATCAATGTTATCCTCATACATGATGGACTGCCAAGGCATGTTAAGACTATCAATCTTGGTTGAATCTCGATCAAGGCGCGGTCGGACCACATGAATGACGTTGATCTTTTTATAGGGGTCCGTATCGAGCAGCTCCTGTGTTGCTTTGGTCAGCTTCGCCTTGCCATACTTTTTCTCAAGCTGCCGGGGGCTTCTGCGGATCACCCGGACTGTGGTGTCGAGCATGCCCTCGTCGTCCAAAGCGATACTGTACGTGCCTGCAGTGCAGCACTCCCACCTTAGCAAAGTTTTGTCAGAATGGTCTGCGAACAACAACAGGCCACCAAAGCCAAACAGCTCAAGGTTGCACATGTGTATAGCCTGATAGAAGCCGCCTGCGCGCAGCAACGCGTTGATGAGCCGCTCACGTGTTGCAAGATGCTCGCGCACTCCGGGCTGCTCAAGTATTGCCGGGTCTTTCAGCGTGAGTCCGAACCAAGGCTGTCCCTCTGGAGTCATGCCGGTAGTCATCCCACCTGCAGCCCGTTGCAGCGACAAGGTTGATGAGGGGTTGATGTTTTTCTTCCCTCGCTGCAGGATGGACTCGCGCTCTTCACCGTCCTGTGGAAAGAAGCCTCGATGCGGTAGCAGACACTCGCTGATCTTTTTCAGATCCTCGTCTTCAGTGGCTTGGCGTTCGCCCTGAAGGTGCCGTGCTATGTCGCGTGCGTCCTTGAGTAGCGTAGTCTCCATATCATTTCACCTGCTTGGGCAGACCCAACGCCTGCGACAAACCTGCAACACCTGCACCTGCAGCACCCAAGGGGTGAAGGATGTTACCTGCATGCCCTGTGTTCTGAGCGCGTATCTTTCTCAGATTGCTATCGCGTATAGACTTACTTAAAGGCTCCTTCTCCTCTTCCCTTGTCGGGAATTCTTCAGGATCAGGGGGTGCTATTGGTTCTGGTGATTTGCCGCCTCCACCCATTGTGTACTCCTTCACTACTAAAATGTTTACTACAGTAATCCGTTACCTCTATCCCAAGGCATCTTATTTTTGTTGAGCTTGTTCCTTGCTACCCTTTGATCGTCTGCTGTGGTATTCTTACCCATGCCTGCTACCTGCTTCACCAGACTCTTCTCCTCGTGCAGGAGCGTACCATCGGATCTATATTGAGTGCGTCCGGTGCTGTTATTAAAATCATCGCCTCCAAGTAAACCCCCCACGCCATCATGCCATGTGTCTGCTTTGACAAGAGACTCCAGTGTGCCCTCCATGCCAATCTGCTCCATTACAGGGTCAATGATTACATCCCCCGCTTTCATAATTGGCTTCAGTATAGGTTCAAGCGCACCCACTATATAGCCTGAAACATCACCAAAGAAATTACCAACACCTGATCCCATCAAACACCCTCCCCATAGTGCCGGAGATCCAACACGGAGATAACTCCATCAACAAACCTGTCATGCTTCACCAGATGACACGCACCCGGTAATATCGCACCTCTATCAAAACCAACTGCATCCATCAGAGGAAACACATTCCTGTACACAACAGGAGTCACCCCGTAGATACTATCGAGGTGCCCAAGACCTGCTAACCACTGCGCGGACTGTTTCATCATTTCAATACTCTCTTCAAGATCCAGAGGCGCGAACGTGCAGAAGTGTATCATCGCAGTGCGACCGTGAAACCCATTAAGCCACCAACACCCGGTGGTGCCATGCTCAGGATGATCGCAGCGGACCAACCAACACTGCACGTCTATGACGTATGACACCCAAGTCTGCCAAGAGGTGACCTGCCCATCGTAGAACACGAAGTCTGCTGAACCATCACGCCTCATCAACCCGTACAATGCTGCGATGTCTGCAGGCTTTAAAAACCTCTTATGTGTAAAACCATACTTAGTCATGCGTTCTCCAGTGGATCAATGTCAACACCATTACTCATATTCGCACCCGCACCCGTGTTGGGGTAGCCACCGCGTGTGTGGATATACTCATCAGGATCTGGAAAGGTTATACCAAGTGCCGGGTCCAGCACGCGTGCCAAGCAGTCCAACATATCATCATGTGAGGACACCGGGAACGCGAGGAACTCTTCATCCACGAACTCTTGTATGATGTCCCTGTAGGCACCTTCCCGGTCGCGTATGGTCAACACTCCGGGGGTGAAGATCTCGTGACTCTCAAAGTACGGGATGAGCTTTCTTATTCTGTCGTTCTTCGGCATCGCACCACCAAGCTCGACAATCTCAAAGTGGAAGTTCAGCCGGTCCTGTTCCAGTTTTATGTGAGCGATGTCAGCCTGCATGCCATACTGCTCGTACCCGACTGCATCTGGTTTATACTTGCGTACAAACTCGAACAGCTTCTTGGTGCGCTCTGCAAGATTCAGCCGGTCGCGTGTTCCATCAATGAGGTAGTATCGTCCATCCTCACCCAAGCCTATAACCCAAAACACCGTGTAGTCGCTACCAGTTGCTTTGATCTTTTTCTCACCTGCAGGATCGCAGATAATACATATGTTCATGTGATCCCAAAACTCAGACTTCGGGGTCCATGCGCGGATGTCCTTGCTTTGGAAGCCCTGAGCCTGATCCGCTTTGGGGTCTAACAGCATCTGACATGCAAAGATGTACGAACCCATGTCTTTGCGTTTCTGTGCTAGTGCCTCTTCCGTCAGGAACACCGACTTACCGGTAACCGTACCGTCATCGGTTGCTGGGTACATGCGCTCTTTCGCAATACCTGCCTTAACAACAGACCGCCACGCATCGTTGAAGTGGTAGTAGGTGCCAATCATGCGTCTGGTACCACCATGTGATCCTAGAGCAAAGGAGAGCCGCAGAGCAGCGAATGTTTTAGTGAGCTGCTCATGGTTGGTTACAGACTTCTCAGTAACAACATCATCGTACACAAGTTTCTTGTAGTGCTTGCCAGTGGGCATACCATTGATAAGCCCCCAAGCCTCAACTGTCTCTTCCCGGCTGTTGGCTTTGCGCTTGACTCTGATGCCTTTGTCAATACCCCAACACCCGGACTCCCGTTCAGGATCTTGGTACAGTATGTCAGGGAACAGTCGCTTCAGTGTCGCATTGTTCTCAAGTTCCTGTTTGATCTGCTTTAGAAAGTCCTGTGCAAGCTCGCGCTTAACAGAGAAGATTCCAAAAGTGACCTCCGGGTCATTGAGTATATCTTGGGTTGTTAGTGCGAAGGTAATGATCGTGCTTTTATAACCTTCACGCATCCAAAGGTCCAAGAAGCCATCAGGGTCTGCCTCAACTTCTCTGGTGCGCTCGTACAACCACTCCGGGTTGATCTCCGGTCTGGTGTTCATCTCATCACGCCTCATCACAACAGTGAGCAGGAACCAGAGATCCTCTTTGCATAACTTACGCATCGTAAGGTCCAGTACTCCCTGACCCTTACTACGTGCGAGGTTCATCACCTCTATGTAAAATGCGTTAGTTTTTTCTCTTGCTGTTAACACGGTCGAATATTTCCTCTATGTCTGGTGGTAGCTCGTTTACACTTGTGACTCTGGTTTCAGTGGCTGCGTTGAACCCGAAGATCTCACACAACCCCTTCGCGCCTGACATACGTGTGCGGTGCTCAGGCACTTTGACTGCTATCTTATTGGCATCCTCGTCCATATCAATGATGGTTGTCTCTGCAACTGCAGCAGCGCGGTACACGCTCAGCACCAGATTGTAGTCGGTGTCGTTCTGCTTGCGGTATGCGTTCAGCATCTCACCGAACTCTTCATACAGTGTGTCCGCGCAACCTTCCGGGTCCGGGTAGTCTGCTGCCTTGGCAGCAGCGAGACAGCCCACGTTCTTTAAGATCAAACGGCAAAACATCAACGATCGCGCGTTGAGGTATAAGCCCTTTGACTCTGCAAACATTTGTAGTGTATCAGCACCCATAGCTAGTCAGTGCTCTCACTTGTATCAACGCTCTCGCCCGGATCACCCTCAACACTCTCGCCCGGATTCTCGTCCGTACTGATAGGCTGCGGTGCGATCTCACGCGGTAGTGGACTGTGCGGGCCATCATCATCCGGTATGCCAAACGTATTGCGTATCAGCTTGCACAGCGGCAGCACGATAGCATCGTCAACAGTCGAGGCAGTGCCGAGCACCTTATCCTCAACGAAGTCAAGCGCGATGTCCACAAACTTTTTTAGCAGCTCAGGGGGCAGTGCCCGGAGCAGTAGCGAGATAAGCATTCCAACTATTTTTGCCTGCATGATGTTTCTCCTCTATAGGTTACGCAGCTTTGTTGCCGCTCTACCCCTCACTCTTAAACCACGACCGAATACCCAACGAAAGCAACAGACCCACTCCGCTGAGCACAAATATAATCACCCAAGATCCAATGCGCTCAGCCATACGACTGATCCGGGTCCGGTGTTCCTGTACATAATGATGGTTGTCCATGACTACACCGACCCCTGCTGCCACATCGCCATCACCAAGCACGCGCAGCCCGTCAAAGATAACCCGCATCTGCTGCGCTTCATGAGCACCTATAGGCATGCGGCAGTGTACACGTATGCCTTCAGTGATTGCTTCAATCACCATCGCACGTGCGATACCGCGTGTCGCGGGATCTTCTATTAGCTTTTCAAATTTGAATGTCTTGCCTGCCATACTGGTGGGGTCTATCTCAAATAGGGCATCATCACTTGCTGCTGCTCTGCGATCTTTTTCTGGTCCGCTCATGTAATACCCAATCCATTAATGTTACGTTACGTTACATGCAGCAACGCCCCCACTGCCGTGTACAGTGGAGGCGTGCTTCATGTTGACCCGAACCTATTTCATGCGACTTCCTCCACGTGGCTACTTAAACCATTGATGCAGAAGTATGAGATAGACTCACGAATAACACTACTGGCTGTGGTATGTCAAGCTGACCAACGCTACCGGTAGCATAAAGTTTTATGTACGTGATTGGTCCGTAAAGAACTCAACACCACAGTTCGGGCACCGGTGGTGCCGAGTAACAACACCCTTATCTGTCTCCGGGTACACACGGATCACTTTAGTTTTGATCTTACACTTTGGACACTTCATATGAACCTCTCCATTTCCACACCCTCAAAAATTAAACCCTCCAACATTGTGTTGCGATCATACACGTGGTGCGTCTTCATATACATCCATATCAACAGCTCACACTCCAGTTACCGTGCATCATCTCACCCCCATTCCAAACTGTATAGGTGCCGGTCCTGTTGGTGCACCATACCGCAGTCTGCAGGTGACCTGATGCAACACGATCAGCCACACACACTCGATCCGTATCACGTTAATCTTTGTCTCCAGTTCAGTGCACTGTTGCTCGTAGTTCATCAAGCAGCCCCCATTCATGCCGGTCAACATCATAGCCGATAGTCGGCAGCTCCAGGTTCGCTGCAACCAGTGCCACAGCGTAGACACGTGTTGTTACACCAACCTCGTGTTGGTTCCTTTGAAACTGTTGGACCATATTCATCTTTGTGTCTGCAGTTTGATATGCTTCGGGCAGCACCCAAGTAGCCTCAAACAGCAGTGCCTCTTCCAGCTCTTTATTGTACGCCTCTACCATCGAGTGCTCCTTTCTGAAACTGTTCACGTGCGTATTCAGCCATGCACAACGCATCGGCTCTTCCATCCTTAGCACCACCCTTCGGACCACGCACATTAAATCCGGGATAGCGTGCCTCGACATAAGGCACGGATGGTTTGTCTGCTCTGTTCTTCTTTGCAACCACACGCCTGTGCATCCACTGCTGCGGTGTTGCCTCAATGAGTGGCAGCCCTGTCAACTTGATGACAGCACGCAGTGCACCAACATGCTGTTGGAATGTTGTGCTGCTCTTCGATGCGTTACCTTTGCGTGCCCACAACTTCTCAAGCACAACCATCTTGATGTCGTAGCAGTCCTGGTAGAAGAGCAGCATCTTGTACATCAGGATCTCATCAACCCAATCAAGGTACACTGGGTGCCCGAAGTCATCGAGCAGCACCATCGCTCCGGTCGCTCCGGGGTCCACACCTACCCACGCTTTAATATTGATCATGGTACAAGCCCCCCTTCACATCAAGCACCTGCTCGCGCTGGCACACGCACAGGATCGTCACCTCAGCACCCAACACAGAACTCTCCATGTGATACTCAGATCCGCAGTCAGGGCACACAGCTCCAAAGCGATAAAACCGCTGTGTCCCTCGGTCGCACTTGATCGTGAGCCTCAAAGGTTTCTTACCTGTACACCCCTGTAAGGGGGGTGCTTTATCATCCAACACCTCTTTAATGCTCATTTGTACCTCCTTTTTCAATGTTATCTGTTACACCTGTTACACCTGTTACACCTACTTTCTATTACCCCCAAAACAAGGCATTCTGCGTATAGCTATAACCCTCTGAAGCTGCGTATAGTACATTTCCTTACAAACAATATATTAGTCTCATTAATAGATAAAAGGTGTAACAGGTGTAACAGAGTAGTATATACCCCCGTCTTTATTGCCTCTCCGCTGTTACACCTGCTGCGTTGAGGTGTAACCACAGGTGTAACGTGTAACATGCGTATAGCTATACGCAGATTCCGCGTATCTATACGCAGATTCCGCGTATCTATACGCAGACTAGTTCCTATACGCAGATTGTTATCGTGATAGCACATGTGTATAGCCTTAACGCTGATACTGGTTATAGAGTAGCTACTTTAAAAGCAACCCCCATCCTATACGTTGTGCGTATCCGAGCCAACCCCGGTACGCGATGAGGGTTGCTACTTTATGTTGTGTTGAACTGCGAGCATTATTTCTGCTGCCGCTTGTTGTAAAGATGCTCTGTATCTCGCATCATTATTATTATAATCAACGCGCAGCATCTCTTCCGTTATTTCTGATGCAGGCATTGGGTACGCGCAGCTATACATGCACACGATGAGAGCGGCTATGACAGCCTCATGGATCTTTGAATAGTTAGGTGTTGCATCATCCCGCACAACTGTGTTTGCAATAAATTTTATCTTTACAAAACCAATCATGGTCTCCTCCTCAAAGGTAACATGGTAACATGGTAACCATCTTTTCCCTATATTAGGGCAAGTGGGTCTGGCTCCCGGTCATATGTACGTGTACGCACCGCGTTAGCTTCTATACCCCTATACTTCTTTTATACTTTATACCTATAGTAAAGATGTTACCATGTTACCTGTATTAATATTAGCCCCATTTTTATTGGGGATTGTACTGGTAACATGTTGACGCAAACATGTTACCAGCATGTTACCTTGTTACCCGCATACACAGTTTCGCGTTAGTAACGCAGTCAGGCCGCGGGTTTTAGCCTTTTGACATATTACCCTTGTTTTGTAAAGCGCAGTGTGTGTTCTGTTCACACATCCTCCTGCCCACCGAGCAGCCCGTCACGTGTGATGCTTACCATCTCGTTAGCACCAAGGCTCATCTTCAGCTCGCTGCGCCGGACGATGTCCATCACCTCAGACATAATATTCATTTCATGTTGTGATTCCAGTGTAATTGTACATGTGGTTTTAAATAACATCAGATTTCCTCCTTGTTAAAAGGTAATACGGTTGCTGCCTGTTTGTTTTCATCAACCCCATCGAACAGGTCGCGTCTATAGGGCATATCAAAGTATCGACCGAGAGCGCCTTTCACACGTTTGAGTACGCTGCGACCGGCAAGCCGCTTGAGCACAGCCCCCGCTTTGGTCATCTGACTGCGGTTAGGTTGGCGCATGCCAATGACACCGAGGACCTCTGCTGCGGTCATGGGGTTATTCCATGAAGCCTTGAGCGAATCAAACTTGAAGCCCTTCTGCATGCCATCCTCCAGAGGGTCACCGATCTCGTGCTGTCTGTTCAGCTCGTTGAGCACGCGCATCTCTTCTGGGTTTAAGAACCATGACTCTTTAAGATCAAACAGGATCTTAACTTCAGCCCACACCTGCTGCATGTTGATGTCGTGGTTGAAGTTGATCTCCAGAGCATCAACAGTCCACCACCGAGAGTTGCCGGTTGGATCTACCAGGTAGTCCTGATCGTTGACAGTGCCACCGAAGATGGTCTGTCGTTTGAACACATCAGGTGCGCGTGAGTAAGGAGTGCGAAGCTCGTCTTTCATTTGCGAGGTGAACGCTTTGAGCCGGGAGATGTCTGCCTTTTTAAATGTAGCGTCAAGCTCACCCAACTCAACGAGCCAGTGCTGTATCACGAGCATCACCGAGTCCTTGTTCGCAGGATCTAACTGCTTACCTTCACCGAACGCGCTTGGTACCTTAGAACAAAGCCGCCTGAACCATGAAGTCTTGCCCACATTCTGCTCACCAGTGAACACGAGCACACCCCGGCAGCTAAAATCCGGCTGATACAGAGCCGCTATGCCCTGCAGGAGCCACCTTTTCAAATACACACGCCATTGATCCTCATAGCCCGGTACAACCGTCACAGTCTGAGCCAGAGCTTCTAACCGGGTGACACCATCCCACTTAGCAGACTCGATATGGTCGCGGACCGGATGGTATGCGTTCTCTTCGCTGATGAGTTGAATGAAGCTCTGCATCCGGGTGAAGGGCATGCCATGCCTCACGCACAGCTCTTCTATAAATGCGAGTGCAGTGTTAGCGATACGATCACTGTCAGCGAACCGACCGTCCGTGAGCTTGAACTCCACCTTCCGGGTCATCAGGTTGTACGCTAATCCTACGCGATAAGCCTTGAGCAGTGCCCGGAAGTTTTCAACACGACCGACCGGCTTGCCCTTCTTGTTCACGTGTGGAAACTCAACACCGAAGCTGCCACCCTCCATCCACTGACCGAGAGATGCGTCACCGGAGATGATCTCACGTGCCTGCTTCCACTTACGCTCTGGATCGTTGGTGCATGACTCGTGAAAGCACTGATAGAACAGCATGCCCTCTACACTCTGACACACTGCAGCTTCACCACCTGCATGTGTTGGATCGAACAGGCACCGCTCCAGAATGTACATGGTGCAGCCGCCTGGACCTTCCTTAACTGTATTGACTTTGATGTTGTTGTCACGCAGGTACTCATCCAACCTGAGTGAGCCGCCTTGCCTCAGAGGTTCAACGCCATCAATAGAGTTGAACATGTCAGCTTTGTCCGGTCGCGGATGGTTGCTGCCTGCCGGAGCCGGTGCGCGAGGAACGTCTTGCACCTCTTCTTCACCGAGCGATTTACGCATGTAGTCCACAGCCTGCTGCAGCAGCTCCAGAGTGACAGGTGGTGTGTCCTCTGTCACCTCTGGTATGTAGAGAGCACAACTCCTGCGATGTGGTCTGGTTTCAGTAGCGTCACCCTTGCGGACCACAGTGCCGTATGCCTTGGTGAGTCTGCCCGGTGTGAACACTGTAGTATCAAACTTGAGCGGTAGTTCAGGGTTGGTAGGTGCTTGCCATTTACCGAGCAACGAGAGGAACTCTTTAGCGAGGGCTGCGTTCTCTTTGGTGTTAGCAAAGTGTGCCTTATACATAAGATGAGCACCGTTGCCTGAATCGCACACCATCGGCTCCGACCAGAAGAAGGTGTTCCTGATCCGGGTGCGTGTCGTGTCAGCCATTGCGATAGCTGCATCATGCTCCGGGTCCGTTGATGAGATACCTGCAGGAAGGTCAACATCAATATCAATAAAAAGATTAGTGTACTGCTCGATGTCGATGTCGCGTGTGCGTGCTGCCCCGGCTGTGAGTTGGTTGTTGCTGCGACCGAGCAGAGTCTCCGGGGGTTGATTGACTGTGAAGTATATAGACTCAGGATACTCAGGTTCGCCTGATCTACCGCGCCAACCCTTATCGAGATCCCGGATCGCACTGATGAGTTTTTTTACATCATTATACCAACCGGCTAAGATGCCCTTGTTGCCACCACAGAACCCTCTCCAGAGTCCGCGCTGCTCACCTCTGCATCCTGCCGCCATAACTTCAACCACGCCACCTAAGCTGCCAAGCTCCGGGTGCATGAACTTCAATACATCTGCAATAGTATAACTCATACCAACAACTCCACGTTATAAGGTTTCGGGCCAGTCACCTACAACGCAGAACTATTCCACTTTTGGTGAGAAGTATGGGTTGGCCGTCTCAGTGTTCAACATCCAATCCTTCCAAGGAATGTTGATGCCCACCTTGAGTGCTGCAGCAGCTAACCTGTCTGCCATGTCACGCTTTGGCACACGACACCTGCGCGCGAGGATCTCGTTGAGATGCTGCCGGGAGATCCCTGCGCCATCTGCAACACGCGACTTCTGTGTGCGCTTCCATAGTGGGGTTTCCGCTTCGGCAATTTTAGGCATGTTCAGACTCCATAAAAAGATTATATATTTTGTATTATACGTTCTTTACACTACCCTATCGGACAAGTCAAGCATAAAATAAAGCTAAAGTTTATTTTAATAAAGTCGAAAATAATGCTTGACAGATGCAAAGTGGAGGGTGTATAAGAGCAGCAGTAGTTGATTGTGTGTAGTGTTTACAGTGTTTAAATCATTTTAAGGAGGAAAAGCTATGCAGTTATTAAAACCGGGATTTAATTTTGAGAACTTCGACAGTGAAGCGTTGTTGCACAAAATAGAAGAAGCTGGTCGTGTTTGCTACCAAAGCGCAAGTGGGGCTGAGAGTGCGAACACCTTCATATCTAATATCATAAAACGCGGACATGAGTCTGTCCTTGAACATGAAAAAATCACAGCAGTTGTTATTTGTGATCGCGGTGTTACCCATGAAATCGTCCGGCACCGTCTGGCGAGCTACTCGCAAGAGTCAACCCGGTATTGCAACTACTCTGGGGGCGTTGCTTTTATTATCCCTCCTTGGGTTGCGGCCCAGCCGGGCAGATACCCGATTGATTGGTTATGGTTACATGGTGACCCACGAGGTTGCCCGGACGCGTTATTAAAACCAGAAAACAGTGCGGCAGTTGTCTGGTTTTGGAACATGGCGGTTGCTGAGCGCGACTACTTGAAATTGCTAAAAAGAGGTTGGTCACCACAGGAAGCACGATCCGTGCTCCCCAACAGCCTGAAAACAGAGATCGTGATGACCATGAACATCCGAGAGTGGCGGCACTTCTTCAAGCTCCGCACAGCGCCCGCCGCGCACCCACAGATGAGAGAAGTGGCGTGCCCAATGCTGACCGTCCTTCAAAAGCGGTTGCCTGTTCTCTTTGAGGATATAAAAATATGAACACCGCAACCGTGAAACGAGTTTGGCTGACGAGGTATGGCAAGCCAAAGAAAAACCCGGAGTATCTTATCGAGCGAATGAGGCGTGCGCTCAAAAAGCGAAAAGCCATTTTTGGTGAGAGCAACGAACGGGAACGTGTCACTTTTACGTGGGTGTGATTATGAGAAACGCTTGGGATCTATTAACACTGTTGGCAGTCGTTTGCATCCTCTTCGCTGCAGCCACCTATCAGGTAGCGCGGCAGCATGAGATCATCGCTAAGCTGCAGCATGACAACAGGAAGCAGAGTACAACGCTTGCGGTGTGTCAGTCGCAGGTCGAGCGGCAGGCAGATCTCCTGCACAAGGCTTTTGGTGAACCAGTGGGGCAGCGTCCGCTTCTGACTAAGAAGGTCATAGCGACAGCCTACACAGCTCGCGCGGAGGAGTGCGATGGCACCCCTTGGTTCACAGCAAGCATGACACTCAGTAGGGTTGGTGTACTTGCAGTCAGCCGGGATCTCGAAGCCTTGGGGCTGACGCTTGGCAAGACTGTAATCATTAAAGGCATGGGACTGTTCCGCATCGAGGACCGCATGAACGCTAGATGGTTCAACCGTGTGGACATCCTGCACGCGAACGTAGAGGCTGCACGCAGGTTCGCTAAACAAGACATTGAAATATTATGGATAGGAGAGGGATGATGGATTGCCCACAATTTCCAGACGAACAAAAATACTCAACTAAAGAAATGGCGCAGGCTGCAGGAGTGAAAGTGTCCAGAGTACGGCAGTGGGTGGACCGAGGGATCATAGTGCCTGCGTACCCCGGACGCGGCACCGGGAACCGCAGCTTCTGGACGTTTGAAAACATGGTCGAAGTGGCTGTGCTTAAAAAACTAGGTGACCTAGGTTTTTCACTAGAACGGGTGTCTGGTCTGTTAGACGCAGATGCTCTAAAAAACGAGCCACGATCTTATCTCAGCAAAGGGGGCAGAATATGACCGAGACAGCAAAAGCACGTAAAAAGAGAATATCCAAGCACGGAACGTACATGGGACCAGTGACGCGGCTCCTCTGCAGGGAGGCGCTCATCATGGAGCTGCTACCACCAGACCCGGAGCGAGTTGAAGCGCAGTTCGATGACATAGATCTTGACCATGACATTGAGGACCTCACAGACGGTGTGGCGCATGGTTGGAAGATTTACCTGCGTAAACACTTTGTCATGGACGAGGGAGGAGCCTGATGCGAAGAGAATCCAAGGCGCTTGAGCGTGCGCTAGAAGGTTTTATTGTTTATGGGTGGGATAGCCCGGAGTACATGAACCCGGAGCAGGCTTTGGTAGCCAAGCAATATACGCAGTGTCTACAGGCTGCGCTGCACGCGGGTCTTATGAGTTTGTCACCGCGTGAGTTCATATATGTGTCGCTGCGGTATGGCACCCTCTCCGCAGAGGGTGAGCCTTGCACCCTCCGGGTGATAGCAGACTTAGAGGGTATCAGCCCCACGCGTGTTTCTCAAATCATAGCAAAAGCATTGCGGAAACTCAAACACCCGAAGCACAAAGCACTGCATGCGATACACCCTTACAAAAAAGCAGTGCCTGTAGAAATAAAGGAGTACGTTCCTGAAAAGAAAACACCTCAGAAGCTGCAGGAGTGCTCTGCTTGTTGGATTGGGGCCACGCACCACCTGAGTGATAGATGCGGAATAACACCGAGGCGCGGCAGTATTTATATGGTGGTCTGTGAAAAGAAGCACGTGTACAACAGCACACAGTTCATTAAGTGCCCAATATGCGCTGCTGCAGAAGCCACAAGGCTGAAGGTGTTGGCTTATAAAAACGCAGCACTGAAAGACAGGGCACAGCATAGATACAAACATGATTACGTCATATAGACAAACCACTCAACCCACTCAAGGAGAAGCACTATGAAGTTTAACACATTTTTTAATCCGAGCGTTATGTCTTCTAATCCCAAGGCGGGTATGTCACCAATGGCGATGTTCGCTGCCTTGAGGCAGGGGCACACAGGCTCTCCGGCTGACTTCTACACAGGTGCTTCTAAAACCTTCAAGCAGAACAGACGCAAAGAATTGAAAAAGTCTGCACGCAGAAAGGCTCGGAGATAGCATGTTGTATCCTGACGGAAACGAATATTGGGTACACAAACAAACACTCTACAGAGTGCTCCGGGTTCGGTGTTCGCGGTGTAGCATGTGGTTTAAGGGTGTCCGAGCACTCACGTGCCCCTACTGCGGAGAGGACAACGAAACATGATCCTGAACTACAACACAGCCGACAAGTATTTCTACATCCGACCACAGGACATGTACAGATACGACATAAGTCCGGTGATGGCTGCAGGGATGCAATGGTCTGATGACTTGGGTGTGTGGTTCACTGCAGATCCTTACCGGGCTTTGTCGCTGCCCACAGGCACCATGCCAAGCCCCTCTGCTTTCGAGGTGACAAAGCCCTACATATCAAACAGAGTAACAAGTCAGGCGAGCCGCATCGAGGGACTGCCCAACATCCCGGCACCTGCAGCCGAAGAGTACCTTGACTTTCAAGAGGCAGGTGTCGCGGTCCTCTATGATAGGTTCAGTGCAGGACATCGCGCTGCGCTGCTTGCAGATCCGATGGGCGTTGGTAAAACCATTCAAGCCTGCGGACTGATAAACTACTGCTACTTTGACCCGAAGCGCGTGCTTGTAATTTCCCCGGCATCGCTCCGGTTGAACTGGCAGCGCGAGATGGACAAGTGGATACTCTGGTCCGGCAAAGCATTCCCGGTGCTGCACAGTAGCTACGCAGACGCGTACAGATCCGGCTCGCTGTTGATCTCATACGAAATGACACTCAATGACAGGCTGTTCGACTACCTCATCTCACAGCAGTGGGATCTGGTGATCGCTGATGAGGCTCACTACCTGAAAAACTTTGAAGCTGAGCGCACCAAGCGCGTGCTCGCTCCCGGCGGAATCGCGGACCATGCAACGCATGTGCTGCCGATGACAGGCACACCAATCCCTAATTGGGCACACGAGTTCTACCCCATGCTGAGCAGCCTCGCGCCTGATGTTATTAGCGGCATGACAGAGCGGCAGTTCTCCGGGCGCTATACAGCCGGGTTCATGGGGGATCATGGTTGGCAGGTCACAGATGGCAGGAACCATGCAGAGCTCGGGTGGAGATTACGCGGATCAGGGTTCATGGTGCGGCGAGATAAACGCGCTGTGCTGCCTCAGTTGCCCCCTGAGCGCAATCAAATCGTAGTCCTGCCGCAGAACCGGGGCACAGCTCAGATCGTCCGTAAGGAGCAAGATAACGCTCCATTCACGGCTGAAGAGATCCTCAGAGCCGGTCAGCCTCTTGGATACGGAGCGACACCAGAGCTGCGGCATGAGATGGGGCTTGAAAAGGTGCCGGACTGCCTTGCTTGGGTGAAGGATGTGCTCGATGGTGGCTGCGAGAAGATCGTACTGTTCGGCTATCATCAGGATGTTTTAGAGAACATGTTTGAAGGACTTAAAAAGTACAACCCGGTCATGGTCTATGGTCCTACACCAATGACGACCCGGCAGGCAAACGTGGATCGCTTTCAGCAAGATCCAAACTGCCGCGTCATCATTGGTAGTTGGCAGCCCCTCGGCACCGGTTGGACTTTGACTGCAGCGCACGCGTGTACGTTTGTCGAGGGTAGCTTCGTACCGAAGGATAACGAGCAATGCAAGGACCGGATAGTGCGTATTGGTACAGAAGCAGAGTACATCAATGTGTACTATCTGGTAGTTGAAGGATCTACAGAAGCATCAGTGTTGGCTAAGGCTGCTATGAAATTAGAAAACACAAACCGGATTTTAAAATGAGAGTTACCACATTAAAAAACTGCTATTGCCACACTTGTGAGAGAGCATTTCACTACCTTGGGATTACAAGGCACCGGGCGATGCACAGAGATAGAAAAGAAAACTGCACCATCGAGTTTACACATGGTGACATTTATGAGTACCAATATGCCAACCCAAAACCAAAGGGAGACTGATATGAAATGCAGAGGGTATAAACCCTTCTCGATGTTTAAGCGTGCACAGGTCGTGGAGTACAAACTGAAAATGTTCTCTTCAAAAACACCAGAAGAAAACCTAGCAATCGCAGTTATAGTAGGCGCGATGAATGACTTTATAAAAACCGAACCCAAACAGGGTGGAAAGGAGAGAGAAGGTGGTTTTGAGTCAAGGCACGGCAAGTGGAAGTCCAGACGCAACAAGGCTCTGGAATTTTTAACTGGAGAGATGCAGGCAATCGACACCTGCAACATCGAACCGACATGGGTGCATAGATTGTTGAAAGAATGTGGAGTCATTACAGGCTCTGAAACCAAAATCGCATAAGGAGTATGAGTATGTCTATTGAACAAAGTTTTGAACGTATCGCAATAGCACTGGAAGCACAGGTGCTGCTGAACAAGCAACTCTTGCAGCACACCATGAACCCTCTCATAACAGCGGGAGAAGATGGCACGCTGCTGGAGCGCAAGCCCTACCATGCAGGACAGACCCCGGTGGACACAATCCCATGCAGCGCAGCAGCAGGCAAAGCAGCAGCGCAGAGGCCGATTGCCGGTATCGATGACCCTTTGGATGGTTCGGACGCTTCCACCGCCCCGGAGACAGACGAAAGCAAAGGTGACAGTTCGGATGCCCCGGCAGTTGTGGGCTGGAACCCGATGACTGAAGCCCCGATGAAGCGTTACCCGGATCAGTTGAAAAAGGACGCCATTGACATGTGTATCAACACCCTGAAGATCGAGATACCTGCATCAAGCAACTACGTGCAGAAGCACAACGCGATCCTCATGCATGTGAACGCATGCGATCAGATCAAATCTGCTGCTGCAATAAACTCTGATCCGATAAGCTACAGCACCTTTCAGCCTGCGGTGTTGGAACAGGTTAAGCTGCGCGGCAAGGAAGCAGTCATCGCTGCAACCGTGAAGTTCACCGGACAGAACCTCGTTAACATGGAAACATGTGCTGGTCAGTATGAGAACATCCTGCACGAGTTGGACCCGACTAAGTATGCAGCGCGTGACGAGGGGAAGACCCCACCTGCAGCACCTGTAGCAGAGGTTGCGAGCGCAATCATTACCGCAGTGCGGACAGGCAGCACTCTGCAGGATGTGTGTGATCTTGCGCGGGTACTTATATTAGAGCAGGGGATCACCCCGGCACAGATTCAGGATGCTATTAAAGACATCGCTCCCGGTGTTACGCAGGTACCTGTCGAGCGTATTGCTGACGCACTCACCGCACTCAACGCTTTGAAAAAAGCGTAGGAAGGAAGGTCTATTTTGACACACGCATTTTTATCACCATCAGGGGCTAAGTTGGATCTCCACTGCCCCGGTAACAGACACATGCAGGCGAAGGTCGAGCGCAGCAGCACAGAACATAGTGCGCTTGGTACCGGGCTGCATGCGCTTGGAGCTGCATGCCTGCTGCGCGATCACAACACGGACCGTTACATCGGTTGGTGGTGTGGCGAAAACGCAGTGGGCGCGGACTATCTGATACAGGACAAACCAGACGCTGCAGGCACGAAAGGCTTTTGGGCTTTTCAAATAAAAGCGGAGCATGCACAGAACGTGCAGATCTACATCAACCACGTGCGCGAGGTCCGCGCATCCATGCCGGGTAGCATCTCCGGTGTGGAGAAAAAAGTTGTCATCTCTGATGACTGTTGGGGTACTGCAGATAGCTCTGAGCTGCAGCCCTTCGGCATTTGTCATGTCAGTGACTACAAGAACGGCTTCACGTTTGTGGGGGCAGGCACACCACAACTGAAGCTGTACCTGATCGGAGAGGTTGGAGTCTTAAACCCCTACGAGATCCAAACCTGTATAGCCACCATCGTGCAGCCAAACGCTAAGGGTGCTGAGATCGTCCGCAGCGTTTCCTACACATGGATGGAGCTAATTAGTTGGTATATGGATATATATCTTCCTGCAGCGACAGCGTGCCTCGATGAGGGTGCTGTGTTGTGTGCCGGTGACTGGTGTAAAGACGGTTGGTGTGACGCTCGTCATATGTGCCCCGCGCTCCTCGCGCTTGGTGATGAGATAGCACAGGGCATGTTCACTGACACGACCACAGCGGTAGCAGTTCCCATGCCTGCACCGGTTGACATGACCCCGGATGTGTATCACCGGATCTTGGAGTTCGGTCCTGCAGTCGCGGACATGATTAAAAAGGTTCAGGAACACGAGTACGCGTTGGCTATGAAAGGCGAGAACTCGTGGGGTAAGTTGGTTACCGGTAGGAACTCGCGCAGTTGGGCAGATCCTGAAGTGGCAAACCAAAGGCTGAGCGTGCTGCTGCATGGCGAACAGTTCAACCGGAATCTCAAAAGTCCAGCACAGGTAGAAGAAGCTCTGAAGGGTATGGGGCACAAACCCAAAGCTGCTAAAGAGCACATAGTCGATCTTATTAAGACAACGGCAGGCAAGCCTAAACTTGTACACCGGAACGCGAAAGGTAAGGCATACGATCCGGTCGGTAGCATGTTCGGAAACACAGAAAGTGTCGTGTAGTTCAAATAACAATAATTGCAGTAAAAAGGAGAATCAAAATATCATGGCTAAAAGTGTAAACAAACCGGCAGTAACCGTACCCTGTCAAGAGGGCCTAGACGCAATCCGCTGTAGCTTCGTGACACTCGCAACCCCTCGTGCATTTCAGGAGGGGTCAGCCCCTAAGTTCGAGGTCACTCTGATGTTCGATAAGAAGAACGAGACGCACCTCACAGTCCTGCGTAAGTTGATTGATGATCTGGTCGCTTGTTCGCTTGAACAGTGGCCTGATGAAGCCACGCGTCCGCGCACACCCATCGTTGCCAAGAACTCCGGTGAGGGTCCACGCAGCCCGGTCAAAGATGGAGATGTAGCAATAAACGACAAGCGCATTAAGCTCTGCGAATCGAACCCGGAGTATGCCGGTCACTACATCGTAAAGGCATCCTGTGTTGAGTCACAGCGTCCACACGTTGTTGGTCCTAACAAGGAAGCCATCGACCCCAACCTGTGCCGCTCTGGTTACTGGTACAAGGTCAACCTCAATGCCTATGCCTACACAGGCGGCAGCGGTGGTGTGACTGTTGGGCTGAACGGTGTGCAGCTCATCCGTGAAGACGAAACCCTCGGTGGTGGCAAGCCCTCTGCAGACTCCATGTTCGGGGCTGTTGCAGGTGGTGATGTTGGTGCGTACAAGGGCGATGATCCCTTGGCTGCTACAACACCCGGTACGGGTGCTGCAGGAGATCTGCTTGGTCAGCCTGCAGGTGCTGCCAAAGACACAAGCTCCATCATATAGGTTAAACCTTTCAGCGATGTGGGGCTGCTCTGCAGCCCTGCATTGCAGGAGTCCTGCATGCCCAACGTATTAACACGCGACTATGAAACATTCTCAGCCACTAATTTGAAAACAACCGGAGCCGATAAGTACGCACGGCATCCGTCCACTAATGTGTTTTGTATAGCACTAAAAGTTGACCACCACCCACCCATGCTATGGGTCAACCCTGACATGCTAAAACTAATGCCGAAAGAACACGGTTTGCCACTCTTCCGGCTCGACCAACTAAATCTGCAGCAGTCTCTCGCTGATACATCAGAGTCACACAACGATGGCTTCGAGCAGGCTATTGACGAGCACATCATGCAGCCCCAGTATAAGGTACCAACCTTCCCACTCACCATGCGAAGGTGCAGCGCGGCTCAGGCTGCGACCAACGCGCTGCCGCGAGATCTTGAAACACTGAGCACAGCTTTGGGTTTTAAAGAAGGTGAGGGTAAAAGTAAAGAAGGGCACGCGCTGATGCTCAAGATGTGCAAGCCGCTGCCAATGTATGCAAAAGATTGGAAGCAACTAGAAGAAGAGTTCGGTCTGGTTAAGATATACCAACGGGCACGCGCCACGTACAAGGCTGCAACAGCAAGTAAGGGTCAGACGTACACGCAGTTTGTAGCGGACCATTGGCGCGAGATCGAGCAGCTAGGATACAACCCACACCTGTGGCTGAAGTGGCACCACAACACCCCTGAAGGTTCGCAGGATCTCGTAAGACTGTGCCGGTACTGCCTGCAGGATGTTGAAGCAGAATACCGGGTGTCGAACGCGATGCCGCGCATGACAGACGAGGAGCAGCGGCTGTGGCTTCTGGACCAGACAATCAACAGACGCGGTGTGCGGATAGATGTTGAAGGTGCACAAGCTGCGATCAAGATGGTAGCTGACTACAAAGGAGAGACGGAAGCAGAGCTGTCGCGCACCACCCTTGGTGAGGTCACGCAAGTGTCCCAAAACAAAAAGCTAAAAGAGTGGTGCGGCAGGCGTGGAGTCGAGATGCCCAACACAGCGAAGGACACTGTTGCATATTTCCTGCGCGACATTGAGATGCCGGATGACGTTCGCAGAGCCTTGGAGATCCGCGCAACCTGTGGACAGACATCGGTCACCAAGTACGATGCGATGCTCAGAGCTGCAGACGAAGAGCTGCAGCGCGTGCGAGGTTGGGCAATGTATTGTGGTGCCAGTACCGGCAGGTGGACTGCTAAACTGCTGCAGCTCCACAACATGCCACGTGGCACAATCAAACTGAAAACAGATGAAGCCATCTCAGCAGCGTACCAAGCGATGAAGTGTGGGTATAAAGAAGTGCAGGCTCTGTATGGTGATGTCATGGAGTTGGCAGCGTCTGCGGTCCGGGGCTGCATCATCGCTGCACCCGGCAAAGACTTCCTCGTATCTGACTTCAAATCCATCGAGGCGCGTGTGCTCGCGTGGTTGGCTTCTGAGCAACGCGCACTGCAGGTGTTCATAGATGGTCTGGATACTTACAAAGTAGCAGCAGGGGGCATATTTGGCACCCCATATGACGATATAAGCGATGACCAACGGCAGGTTGGTAAATGTTCCGAGCTTGCCCTTGGTTTTGGTGGTGGAATTGGTGCGTATGCGTCAATAGCACGCAACTACGGCATCGACCTCGAAACGCTCCCGGCTATTGTACTGCCGGGTGCCAGTGGCTACGAGATCAAGATGGGTGAAGCGATAGCAACCTCATATCTGAAGGATCTGGAGAAGCGCATCAAGCTCAAGCAGGAGCAGGGTGTTGGCAAGGCATCCTTTCTGGACCGTATGAGTCTGGACGCTGCGACCGCGTGCGATATTATCAAGCAGAGATGGCGTTCTAGCAGACCCGGTGCATGTGAGTTTTGGAAGCATCTGGAGTCTGCAGCCTTTGCCGCGATCCAGAACCCCGGACAGGTGTTCTCTGCAGGGGCACATATTGTGCTTGGCGTGCATGAAGACTTCCTGCTTATGAAGCTGCCCTCTGGTCGCTGCCTGCGCTACTACAAACCGAAGATCAAGATGACGAAGAAGTTCGATGCAATGGCACCTACGATCACGTTCATGCGGACCATTGAGAGCAGGTGGATGAGTTCATCCACATATGGTGGTAAGCTCTGTGAGAACGCAGTGCAGGCTGTAGCGAACGATCTGCTGCGGCATGGCATGTTCACCGTTGAAGCTGCCGGGTACCCGGTAGTGATGCACGTGCACGATGAGGTGGTCACCGAGGTGGCTCAGGACTTTGGATCTCAAGAAGAGTTGGATACTTTAATGGCACAGACCCCGGCATGGGCAGATGGTCTGCCTGTAGCTGCAGAGGGTTGGCGTGGTCGTAGATATAGGAAGGACTAAGCGATGAAAACACTGACTAAAGAAGAGTTCGATAGCACTTGTGAACGGCTAGGTGAGGAGGGCGTTGCACTTAAAGCCGATGGCTTTGATGACTGCTGCGTTGGAACCTGCTCCAGATTTAATCAGCCAGAGATATTGGCATACTCGATCAGCGCGGTGATAGAAAGATTGATGGAGCCGGAAGAGGTGACCAGTTTGGACGCATGGGAGTTCTTCGAGTACAACATCATAGGGGTTTGGGTCGGTGAGGGCACCCCCTGCTTCATAGAAGACACCCCCTAAACATCCACGATAAACAGATCGAACTCCATAACACCTTCAGTGAGTTTTATGAAATCATTGAAGGTGTTACGCGAGTCGAGCACAGCACGTTTCACACCAAGCCTGCCATGATACTTCCCCGGCAGGATGCAGCCAAGCGTATCCTCTTCGGTGTTCCCGGCATGAAACAGGATGTGCGTCCGACCGGGTACATCAACAACCTCGAAGGTGTTACCAAAGTGAGGGCTGCTCACGCGCTCTGCCATATAGCAGCCGACCGGGATGCAGGACTCACATGGCGTGTTGTCGAGCCAAGAGTTCTCCAACGTAGCGCAGAAGATCTCGCCATCAACGCGCAGCATGCCGAGGGTGCAGCCGCTCTTGCGTTCCATCCTGAACAGTTCTACTTTCATGTTGCACCTCCATCAATGAGCAGTTGTTTGAGTGCGACAACGTCTGTGGTCGTGTCGATGTCGAGCTGCAGTTGGTCATCTTTGTCGCGGATCTTCTGCCTTTTAGCCTCAGCTTTAATAGCCTTGCCGGGGATTGTTGCTTCAATATCAAGGGGTTTAAATAATAGATCTCGTGCTTCACGCCTGTGCCCATGCGCTATTTCTTTGGCTCTTGGCATATCAAAACCTATTTTTTTATCTTCTAGTTTCCATGCCCCCCTAAAAGTCCGATCAGTAGGGATATCGCTACTGTCTATTATTTCATAAGATAAATCCGGGTAATGCTTGCCTGCCTGTTCTTCAGGTGTTAGCTTGCAGCTTTCTGTAGGGTACATAATACTAACTTTACCGTTTGGTCTTTGAAGTAACACATGCTTAGACATATTGCTTTGTCCTCCTCTATTAAGTATCACCAGCCGGGAATACCATAACGCTTATGTTGTCAGAATCTTTTAAATTACCAACTTCATTTACAACGTTGATTTGAAGCAATGAAGTTGTTTTCGTTCCACCTGAAGGGGAAGAAACCGTAAAAGTGCCCTTAGAAGTGTTGTCGCTTTCAGCAGAACCAGCCCAAGTATAATCAACAGCGGCACCCGTTCCATCCGAGGTTATATTGGACTCAAAGTTTAAATCAAAATCTCCATGACCGTTGTCCGTGATATCATCAATATTTTCCTGACTTGCAGTAGTGGGGGTCGTAGTTGTCGAGTCAAAAAGTATTCTTGAAATATCTTTCAAAGCACCAATAACTGAAGTTGAATTTATTATAGGGTTTTTTGCTGTTCCACCAAGTGTGATGTTTGTTCCTGCGGTAATCGACTCAACACCAAAGTCAATGTCACCAATGATGTCCGCTACGTCCTGTGCGTCCTGTGCCGACACTGCCGCTGCTTCTGCGGACGCAAGGGCATCATCAGCAGATGACTCAGCAGCGCTAGCAGAAGCCACAGCCACGCCCCTCGCAACCTCGCATGATTCAAGCAGACCCTGTGGCAGCGCGTTACTGATGTCAAGCCCGGTACCGAGGTAGCCAATGTCACTCTCAATCACCTGCCGTGCGAGAGCCGCGTAGTCGAAGTCCTCTTCGAGCACTTCGAGGTCGAGCCTGCCCATGCTCTGATAGTCAGAGAGCTGCAGGTTCGGCATGTCCATATAGATTGTGACCCGGTCACCTGCCGGGTGCTGTATGGCAGTGTGAACTGTGGTGCCAGATACGGAGAAGTCTGCGCCCTGCGAGAGTAGCAAGTTCGCCCCGGTTGTCTGGTCCGTAATCACAACCTTGATGTGCGTTGTGTTGAGGAAATCAAAGGAGATCGGAAAGTACCGGTTCGATCCTGATGATATGGTGTAGTGGTCCGGCATGTACTTGGTAGCGATCGTCATACTATTCCCTCTCTTCTGGATCTGGTTTGAATAACAACTTGAACCAAGCATCGAAGCCATCGCTGCGCTCGAACTGCCTAGCACTTTCTTTCATATCCTCGTACATCTTAACAGCAGGTATGCCCTTCAGAGCCAACCCAACATCAATAGCAGCGAGTGCTGCCTCTCCGCTGTCTATGTCACCTTGGAACCAACCGGCAAGGGTGTTCATGTTTCGCTCCATTGCTTTCACAGGAGTCAGCAGTGGGGTGTTGAACACTGACCAACTCTGAAAGTCAGGATCGTATGCGCGTCTGATGGTGTTAGAGCCAAGCACTGCAAGCTCACGCACCCCGGGGAATCCACACACCTGATACATTAGCATGTCCCACAGCACATCGTCAAGCTCTGGATCGTCACCGGCTCCCAAGGTGAAGAGCAGGTTCATAAACATCGGAGGTGCCATGCGCTCAAGCAGTACATGAAACATGAACTGCCCCAACGGGATCTTACCTTCGAGGAACCCACGCACGTACACGCGCTTCCTGTTTTCAAACTTCATAACGAACCCGGAGAAAAAGGTCAGCAGCCGCGACAAGCCATTGCGGTCGAGCTGCAGGGCTGACAGATCCATGTTGCGCGACATGGGCTGTGTGTCGAAAATGATCTTCTCTGTCTCGCGGATCGCACGCTGACCGGGGCCGTACTTCCGCTCCATGTTTTGCTTGGTACCGTAGTATGCCGGGAACACTGCAATACCATCAAAGAAGCGGATGTACGCAAACAGCACGCCATCAATTATCTCAGTCGGAACACCGGACAGCTTCGTGCGAGCTATCAGCTTCTTGCGCTGCCGTACAACCTCGCGGTCGATGTCTCCACCTTCCATGCGCTGCCGCATAGCAGGGGATTCTTCCATCAGCTGCTGCCATGCATCATACATCTTGCGCGGTGAACCCAATATGTGTCCAAGCCCTTTGTGCCACGACCCACCCTCTACATATATTGCAGGGATAGAGAACGTCTGTTTAATACCAACACTCCGATTACCACCGAGTATGTACTTCGATGCAGCCGTGCCCATGCCGCGCATCAGCCTACCGAAAAACTTGGTGTTAGCTTCCACACCGGGAGTTGCAACCTTCGACAATATGATACGCATTACCGGGAGCCATTCCGGTCCAACCTTATCCGCGATAGCATCTGCGACTTCTTGATTATTCAACACACGAGACAGATCCCTGATCGTTTCAGCGAACGCGGTGTACTGCAGGTTGTAATCAAACTGCCGTGCGATCCCTGAGAAGTCCAACCGGATGGGCATGCCACCAGCACTGACTGCACGAGACTTAGAAGCGCGTGCGTTCACTGATGCTCGTTGGTGCCCGGCATTTGCTGATTCTTTCATAAGCTGCTTTTCATCAAGCTCAGCAGCTTTCACGTTCTGGTGCTCGTAATACGCAGGCACGTAACCGCCTCGCATCACCTTACCGCTTGGCGTGGTGAAGGTGCGTGGCTCGATGCGCGGAGGTGCTACACCATTGATACGCTCGCTTGCTGCAAAGAACTCTGGTCGCATCTCTTCAAAGATGTCCCATATCTCCTGCACTGCATCAAGCTCTGCATCATTGAGCACGTTCAGCAACGAGTTGAGCTGCTCATCGTTCCAACCGTAGCCCTCTTTCAAGCGCAACAGGTTGGACTCGTTACCCATGTTCAGGACTGCAGATGCGATAGCTTCAAAGTCCAACTCTCTCCCATCTGCTTCCAAAGGTCGCGGTACCGCGACTCCCTCAACATTAATCCACACCGGGGCACCGAACCCGGTCCTGCCTGCAAACAGTTTTGCAAAGGCAGATCTGATCTTGGGTGTGTAGTAGCTGACATCCTTTGACTTCCTCGCGTATGCTCTCTCCAAGTTGTCACGGAAGTATTTCTCATACGGACCCGGCTCGCCCTCTGTGTAGTAGGTGAATCCATCCAGTATACGGATCATCGCCCACATCTGGTACGTGTCCGCATACGCTCCGCGAGCTTTGTCCTGTGCGCTCCGCAACCACGCGGTAGGATCAATACCGAAGAAAGACTTGCCGCGCTTTTTCCACACCTTCTTATCCTTCAGGGTAGAAGTCGCATCAACCAGATCTGTCTTCACCTCTTCCAGTGTTAAGTCAAGAGAGGTGAGCCGGGGGTCGATAGCATCCCTGCCTAGTATAATCAAAGCGTTGAGCAGGGTCCGCAGCTCTTCAACAGCAGTCGCGCTCATATCTTTGTAGTTGAAAGGTGAGGTGCTGTCCGTTAAGAACAGGTCGAACCCAAAGTCATCCGCGCCCATCTCGTCATTGGAAGCCGCGAGCAGATCGCGGATCTTGCCTGCCTTATCGGTCAGAGGCTTGTGCCCTTCGTTGAGCTGAACCAGACCGAACCGCTCAGCGAGCTTCAGGGCAGCTCCGAGGTACTTAGCGTGTACCTTCTTTGGACTTGCTTTTTTAATGCGTCTGCCGAGCCGCTCGAACTTCTCCATCTCCAGACGGATCTTCCGGGACTCTTTAGCCATCTCAAAATTGAGTCGCATCTGCTCGTTAGCTTTCTGCGCTGCAGCCCAATCACTCTTCTTAATAGCAACACGCTCAGCAACGGCTGCTTTCTTAACTGCAGCCATGAACAGGTCCGCACGCACTGCGTCACGCAGCGGCATGTCCCGGATCAGCTTCTTAGCGTACTGCTTGAACGCGCTGCGTGCCATGACCGGCTGCGATGCACCACGCGCTGCGCTTCCCGGCTTCCGGTTTGAGATGGATTCAAGCCGTGCATCATACTTTGCTTCCTCATTCATTTTACCGGATGTGTAGTTACTCATCACACCGAGGTACTCAGCGAACTCTTCAGTATCAAAGATGAAGTCAGAGGCATCGAAGCTGTTTTCAAACTCAGCCTTTTGCTGCGCGATGTAGTTTGCAATCTCCTGCTTGCGAGGCACGTACGCTTCCAGTGCTTCGATCAACTCAGTTGCAGAATTGAACCCGGCAGCGTATGCAGCCTCGTCCGGGTGCAACCCTGCAGCTTGCGGATCTTTAACACCCTGCTCTTTATGTTTAGCAATCTCTTCATCAATGGCTGCGACCGCAGCACGCTCTCTGGTTATGTCTGCAGTCGCTGTGGTCACCGCATTTTCCAGATCCAACATTCGATCTATAAAAGACTGAACGTCACCTCCATCCACATCCATCGCAGCTTGGTCTGGTGCGTCCGCTGTATCTCGCTTTGTCTTAAAATGAGCAGGCAGCTCTGACAGTTCATCGTTCTTGTAGCGATCCGTTATACGGATACTGTTCAGATATGGTTTGCGATCAGCCTGAGCTTGGACGAGCATCTCACGCGCTGCATCCAACATGTCTTGTGCTTCAGCCCGATAGTTCTGCAGCTCACCTAAGTCCAACTCAGCAGCATCGGTGCTGCCCTTGAACACCCGGTCCAGACCTGCAGGCATGCGCTCAACGATGTCAGGTCCGAAGATGCTGATCGCAGTAGCCTTGTCGATACCTCTACTCTTGATAAAGGCACGCACGTTCTGGTGCATGGGGTTGTTGTCTGCAGCTTCATTGGCATCTTTACGCCAACCTTTGATCTGGTTCTTAATGCCTTTAGTGATCGTAGAGAACATGCTGCGCTCTGCTTCATCCTGAGCATCAGCGTACAGCTTATCCAGATACTCTTTATCTTCCGGCAGCACACCAAGTGCTTTCATCTCAGAGTCGGTCAGCGGCTGCAGTCCGATCTCGCCAAGCGTTGCCTCCACCTTCGCGTCAACAGTCAGCATCCGGTCGAACACGCCCCGGATCTCAGGAGTCAGGTTCACACCCAGGCTCTTCACATGTCTGTATATTGCTTTGAGCCACTGCGCGTATCGCTTAAACGCAGGGATCAGCTCTGCCGATGGAGCTTTACCTTCCATCAGGTATGCTTCAAAGCCGCGAGCGAACTGCTCGTGCTGCTCTCTACCGATCTGCTCAACACCACCAACACCCAACCAAGCCATGATGTGAGTCAGCTCTTTGGTCATCTCGGGAGTCGCAGCACCACTCTGGACCACGTTCATCATCTCAAGCAGGTACACGTGTGAGAACTCATGGAAAGGCGTAGAGGCATCAGCACGCTCGAACAGGTTCATCAGGTACGCATCATCGGTTACCTGTATAGACCCCTTCGGTCCTGCAGTCTTCTCTTTCTGGAGCAGCTCAGTACGCGCTTCCAGTTTTTCACCGTTACGTTCAAGCAGCGCAATCTGGTCAAGTGCGTCTTGATCCCATATCACATAGTTGGAAGTGAGCTTCGGTCCTTTGCCCACAAGATCCTTCATCGCGCCAAGAGGGGTCTGCTGCCGCACTGCAGCGTATCTGCTGTTTTGGTCGAGGTACTTGTTGCCGGGGATTCCGATTGAAGCTAGGTGCCTAGCTGCTTCTCTTGGGCTTCCAAAAAGGTGGTAGTATTCAGCCCCCGTAATTGTCTCAGGGTCTACGCTACTGTCTCGCTCTTCTCTTAATCCCTTCCTTACATACGGGGCAGGAACGCCCATAGCTTCCCACTTGCGTTCACTGTCTTTGTATTCACTATCTAAGCCAATCGCTTTCCGCACTTCAGGACTCTGTGCGCTCAGCGGTTTGTCCCAATCAAGTAGCTTCGGGATTACGCTGTCGGGGAGGTCGAGTTCGTAGAGGGAGTTATCACTTTCTAACTTCTCTACCAATAAGCGGTCATACTCTGCTTTTAGCTCATACCCTTTGGGGTCACTGTATTTTCCGTATTGCTCTGTTTGATAGTCATCGGAGAGTGTTTTTGCTATTTTGCTAAGTTGTTTGTTTATGCGGTCAACTTTTTCACGGTCAAACAGCTGTTCAGAATAAACCCTCGCCACATTCTGCTCTTCCGCACTGTACCACCCCCACCCATAAGCAGCAGCACCTTCGCCTGTGCCTATCTTGTCGAGGCGCGGTCTGCCATGGGGGAAGCCGGGTTCCGGCTCCCAGATGTGTGGCGTGCCGTGAAACACTGGTTGGTAGTAGATATTATCTGTATCCGAGCTGTACGTGCCCCGGTTGTCTACTGACTTGATGTTGGTCCGGTTCTCATGGAACACGTGGATGTGTGCGGCACCCTCATTCATGTTCATGCGAGGGAACACCTTGTCCGCGTTCTTCATTATGATGGAGTCATATCCCATCGCCTGAATGATCGCAGACACGACATGCGAGCCAATGAGGTCATTCTTCTCGTCCACGAGGTCGTAGTCGAGCGTCTCATTGTGCCGGAGCATCTCTTCGATGTCAGTCGCGTTTGCTTCACCTTCAGGGAAGTTTTCATACACCTCGCTAAGAATGGCACCGGGGTCTATATCGTACTGAGATGCAACCTCGTTGATGGCATCGACCAACACGTTCGGTGTCTCTTCCATGATCTCCCAGCGTGCGTCCTGCAGCGCTTCCTCATGCGCGTCCGGGTCTGCCTCGATGTCCGCAATGTCGATGCCGGTACTGTCAGCAGCGCGAGACATAACTTCGGCTTCATCAATCTCCTGCAGCGTAAACCACTGAGGGTTGTCGGCATCGCCTATAACAAAAGGCTTTTCAGTTTTGATGAACACTTCCATTGCAATCGCATCACCACCGGACAACTCCTTGCGTGCGAGTTGAAGAGCAAGCTCGTCAATGACAACCCCTGCATCAGCATCACCACCCAAAAAGCTAGGATCAAGTGCTAACCCAGCCTCAGCTACGATAAGCGCGACCTCTGCGGCTGCGTCTTCGCTTTCATCTATCCGGCCCTGCAGGACATCGGTGATACTTTCAGCCCTGCGCTCGATACGCTTGGTGAGATCTGGTCCCTCGCCCACGTAGTTGCTGTGTGCGTCACACTCATCTGAGGAGAAGTAGTTAACGCGACCGAAGTGCCCCTCTACGTTACCGCGTGTAGCGTCAAAGGCATCGAACGTGTGCGTGGTGCCGTGGTAGCCCTGCAGGATGTGCGGACCTGGCTGAGTGAAGTCAAAGTCGTTGATGTCCTGTGGCTCGATGACAGGTGCATCTGTACCTGCCCAAGTCAAGAAGTCATCAGTCTCTGTGTCCGTTTGAAACAGCTCTTTTATTGCTGCTGATTCTGCAGCCGCGCTACGAGAGCTGCTCTCTTCTTCGGGGTCAATGCCTGCCCGTATCTCAGCAGAGATACTGTCCACTGTCGCAATAAGTCTGGACCCCAACTCTTCGGGGAGTTCTGCTGCAAGTCTTTTGATGTCTGCGATTCGCTCATCTATATCGCTCCTCTCCATTAGTGGTGCGAACATCGCACCGGTGTCTGCAGTGGTCTGACCAAAGTAGCACCCGGTCCCACCGCTCTTATCACACTTAGTACACACCCAACCCTGCGGATTGTTCTTACCAAGCTGTTTAACCTTGCCTGTGTTTACCGGGCATGAGTATGGTTGTGCCCATGCAGGCAGCGCGTCTATGTCGGACTGTGGTAGTGTCTTCTTCCCAACCTTAATCGGCAGGATCACACCACCATGTTTCTCAAATCGCTCACGCTGTGTCTCCAGATACGCAACATCATCAGCACCTGAATATGTGAAAGCAATACCGAGATCCGGGTTGTCATCAGCGAGCTGTATGTTGCCACTATCAATCGACAGCAGCCGCAGGTTTTTCTTACCAACTCTGCGAAGCAATTCAGGTCGCTTGGAGAACGCCTGCACCCGGACCTCCTTCTTATTCAATTCCTCGATAAAGGTGATCCAACCCTCCGTCATGTCACCCTTATCAAGCAGTCGCAGTGCTTTCTTCGCCTCGAACTCAGGCATCCACGTGTACTGTTGCGCGACTATCTCTGCAGCCCGGACCGGATCTTTCTCAATCGCCCATGCTACAGCCTCAGATTTTGTCGCAACAACGGGCCATGTGTAGTTGCCCCCGGTAGCATAGCAAAACCACGCGCAGGCATCAGATGGACTGCAGTTGATAAAGGAGCCATTTATGGAATTAACGGGCTTTGAAGCGTGACCGATAAGACCTGTCCGCATAAGATGCCCCCACAGCCCCTCAGCACCCCCTGTGCCCAATGCTTTGCGGATAGCCCCTGCAGTGTCTTCATCGAGCTTTGACTCCACTGAAGGGGCTTTTCCTGCCATCAGATCGTGCATAGCGACCCGAATCAGGATGGATTCTACAGCTTGCTTCTCCCAAGGACTGCCCTGCAGCCGGTCGAGTGTTTCGCGGATACGCACACCATCGGGGTGATTGGATATGAAGTCATCGACTGCAGCACGTTGTGCTGACTTGAGATCAGGGTAGGATTGGTAGAGGGTTGTTATTTCCGGTTCAGAAAACTGGCTATCTGTCGCAGGGGTGTAGTCTTCTTGCGCTCCTGCTGTGCGAGTTCTTTGCTGAAGTCGAACTGCGACTTCACCTGCCGGTCGGCTGCGACTTGCTTCTGTCCCTCTTCGCTGTTCTGCCATTCTCCGAGTGTCATCAGTTGCCTCCTGTGCAATGTACTCATCATTGCGGTATACCACATCTGCAAGTGCTACACTCGCAGGTAGTGGTGATTGAATGTGAAGTGCGGTACCGTCTGCTCGATCACTCGGTACCTGTGCCACAAAACTGTCTGCAACATCTTGCGGCTGTATTCTGTACATTAGATACTTTACATTTGGCTCCGTGTCAAGTTTATGCTGCAGGAAGTTCTGAGCGTCTTTGAACGATGTGGTGTATGAATGGACCTTGACCGGCTTGCCTCTTTTGAACCGGTGCTTGTATTTCTTATTGCCGACATCAAAACCATTCTCAACAGCAGACACCCGGATCACCCGGTACATGAATCCATCGCCATGTGTATCGAGATGGTTCTGCAGTCCGGCTGCAGTGACGTTGTAATACTCACCCTTCAACGCCATCGAAGGTAGCAGTCCTTTAGTATCTGCAGGCAGCACCAGTGGCGCGATGTCAGTGGGCGCGAAGTTCGGCTCTGTTTGGTGCAGGGTATCTTTTTCCTGTGTTGCAGTGTAGAAAACTGCCTCAACAGCCTCCCCGGCTGTGTTAGTGTCCCACGCTACGGCAACCCGGTTTATTATTTCATCGAGATCATCATTGAGATTAAACTTTCTTGATTCGTTTTCCCCTGTCGATTTTTCCCCAAGCTCAGTATCGAAACCTGCACTTATTTGTTCCCCATCTTTGTGGATAACCCTTGCTCTTAGGAGGTCACCATCTTTATCAAAGGTCAAGCGCAGCGTGCGTCCTCCACCATCCTCTGCATCAATCATTCCTATATCTTTTATGGTCCTTCCAGACTTTTCACCAACAGTTGTTTTCTCAACAGCGAAACCACCGGGGGTGCGCTCAACCTCTTCCGGCTGCATGGTGTTCAGCACATCGTTGATCTTCACTTTCTTGAGCAGCCGAAGTGTGTCCGCTTTGTTGCCGGACAGACGAGCGAAGTTTGTAACCATGCGCGTGTATGAATCGACCGCGCCCTTTGCCACCTCAGTGGACTGACCGGCTGCAACGATGCCCTGCTCTAAGCGTTCGATCTCTGCAGTGAGATCCTCATTGGCTGCAACGTGACCCACGTACCGCTCATTGAACTCGTCCTCTGACAGAGCCAAGCCCTCAGACACCTGCGATACAGAGTACGCGCCCGGTGCAGGTTTGATGTGGTCGTACAGTTTGGTTTTTACTTCAGGAGCCACACGCGCATGAAACGAGCCAAGGTTGATCTTAGCAGCGTGCCCCAGCTTCGCGGCTTCCTGCAGACCCTCGACTTCGAGCTTCATCGCGGACATGAAAGAGCCAAAGGCTTCACCTTCGGTCTGCTGCAGCTCAAGCAACACCTCAGCGTCAATGTATATGTCCTGATCCTGCAGACCCATCTGCTCATTTAAGAACTTCTCCATGAGCACCGGGTTGCGTTCTGCTGTTTTTGTTTTAGCTATCTTCTCAGCCAGAAGCATCTGCTGTTCTTTGAACTTCTCTGCGCGAGATGCACCGGCTTGGCTGTCAACACGTTGATTAGAAAAAGAGGTACCACCACCTGATACCATTGCACCGAAGAACACATCAATGTTCTTAGCACCTTCACCTGCAGCAGTGAGTGCCTCGATGAAAGTCCCACCTTCACCAAGCACACGCATGTACTCGCTGACAGGCTCCTCAGCCCACTCAGTGAGTCCTTCCAGACCACCTGCAGCAAGTGCCTTACCAAGCCGCATGAGCATACTTGTTGATGTACGGGATGCCATGATCCCACCAAGACCAATAGAGTTCAACACAGTGGACACCATGCCATATCCTGTTGCAGTAGCAAGTGCAGCCTCTTCAGAGGACTCACCATTCTCGATCATCTCGTTGTACAGACCACCGGCTTCCATCGTACCCCCCAAAGCACCACCTGCCCAAATACTGCCGCCTGATGCTATGTGAGCAACAACTATGGGTATCATACTCGCAGCAGCGTCACCGGTCTGCTCGATCCAGTACTCCGGCTGCAGCAGCACGCCCCAATCGCCCCAAGCCTGCCGACCTTTGGTGTCTTCTGATTTTGTTGTGAGGTTGTGGTCATCCCAATACGCACGCGTGACTCGCGTCATCTCATGCTGCGTATCGCGCATGTCTTTGAGGTAGTTTGGTCCTGTCTCGATGCCGGTGATTGGCTCTAAACCCTCAGCACCAACACTCACCATGTTGGTGATCTGCTCTAGCCTTTGTGCACCCACATCCATCGCACCCCAAAGCAGCGCGAACATGTCAGACGTTATCGCACCGGCTGTTGGGAACGCACGGTTCGCGGTCCGGGCAAGAGCATATAGCGGATCTACAATTGCTTCATCAAGAATAGCTGCAGGCAGACTGCGCTCGACTTCTGCAAGCTCAGATGCATCATCTCGCGCCCCGGCAAGATTTATGGGATCTCTAAAGAACTCACCAGTTTTCGGAAACTTAACAGCTATGTCGTTGATCTGCTGCCGCTCTGCACTTGCCTTAGCTGCAGCGATATTAACACGTGCCAAGTCTGCAGGCATGCGTGCTTCTGCAGCAGTCTGAACGATCTCTGCTTCACTATCAGGGGTTGATGTTTCCGATATGGTGCGGTGTATTGTAGGGTCCACAGGAGGAGGGTTCTCCTGCTCCTGCTTCATACCTTGCACGATGCTGCTATACCCACCCTCAGAAGTTTGCTCAGGCTCGGTTCGCTGCGCTTCAGGTGCTACACCTGTCTGCTCTGCTGCCATGCCTGCTGCAATGCCGCTGTATTTTCCCATTAGTTCCCCTGCTCAAGGTTTCTGCGATAGGCTTCAATTATGTTCTCTTCGGTAGGCTCCAACCCGACAGCACGCAGCTCTCTAGCAATCATCCCTCGCTCGCTTGTCGAAGGATCTAACATATCATCGGTGATGGTATCAAGTTCATGGCGCGGTACTGTCTTGTTCCACCATGCGTGGTTATGATTAACTATAACCTCTTCAAGCAAGAACTTCTCTTGTGCGTCCAGCTCCTCGTTGGTGGGCTGCCGATGCTTGTCTGCTATCACACCTTTGATCCACAACCCCATATCTTCTACAAAAGGGATTAGTCGCTTATCCTGTTCGGACTTAGTTTTATAGGTGGAAGCACTCAGGCGTTTTTGCATACTAGACAGGTACTTAGCGACACGAATCTCATTAGCACCCCCGAAGCCCTTCAACTCTGCCGCAAGGTAGTTCTTCTCTAACAGCTCATAGTATTTAACATTCAGTTCATCTTCGGTGAACAGCCCACTAGCAATATCATCATTCAGGCTAAGAATAGCACTTGGCTTGCTGAAGCGAGGTGACTTTGCCCCTCTTGTATTAAAAGCTGCTGCCCAAACTTGATTCTCTGGACTGACGTTTGGGTCGGCAGCAGTTTTAGCGAGCAGGGCTTGCTTCTCTGCAAGACTCCCGGCAGCGGCCCACTGAGCACTGAACGAAGTCCGAAACGCTTTGCTGCTTTGCTTCTTGGCTTGGTCGATGTCGCTAAACGCCTGATTGATATAGCCGCGACCTTTAGCGTACACCTCCCGGTCACCGTCTGCCATTTGGTAGAGCTTGTCGAACATCTCACCGCGAGTAGCTTCCGGCATTGTCTTGCGGATGAACTCAGTGTGGTCCATCGCATCTTTGTTTATGCGGACGTTGCGGACCTGCTTAGTCACATCATCAAGAGACTTACCAAGCTGTTTACCGTGAACCACTATCAGCCGCTCACCCTCATCAGGATCGTTGTTAGCGTTGGCAAGTCCGATGCGTGTAATTGCGATGTCAAGCTCAGCCTGCGCGTACAGCGCAGTCATGTCCCTGCCGGGGTTCATCACATCCACTTCAGCCTTATAGAACTGAATAGCTTTTACAACACCGGTATCATTGCTACCAAAAGATGCTACCTTATTCAGCAGCGTAGCGGTCCGCGCCTTGGTGGTGTCTGCCCGGTACAGTTGATCCTGCTGATCCATGTACCCTATGCTGCTTCTGAGACTCGTCTGCCGGAGCTGAGCCTGCTGCTTTTTCCAAAGCTCCTGCTGCTGTGGGTTCCCGGCAAAACGCATACCACTCTCGTTCGCTCGCTCCGTATGGAACGCATCGAGATCTGCCCCGAAGGTCGCAGCATCTTTACCCATGTGTGTGTCGCGGTACTCTTTCTCAAAAGCGCGAGTTGCATCAGAGTAGGCTGTTGCCTCATCAAGTACGTCCGTTGCGAGAGCAGCATCGTGGTCCGCTTTCTCAACCTTCATCTGATCTTCAGAGAGTTTAGCCCCTGAAGCAAGGACGGACTTTATCGCCATCTGATCGCCTGTGTTGCGCGTGTCAAGAGCCTGCTGCAGGGGCACGCGAGGTGTCCCTGCGGGGCTTGCGGCTTGAACCTGCGAACCATAAACTTGAATAGCCATAGGTTACATCACTTCACATTTAGCGGTTCCAATTATTGTAAAGGTGATACTCTCGACAGCCCTGTCAACAACACGCACCGCGCCTGCAGGTAGGATAGCCTCACCCCCGGCAGCATTGATCTGGTACGTGACATTCACTTCAGGGAAACAAAACGCCAACCAGTTGGTCGTGTCCTGTGACCCGGTAGTGAGTGCCTCAATACTACGAGGTGCGAAGCCTTGTATGACCGCGCCCATGCCACTGCCGCTATCTGATGTTGCTAAAGCCTTAATCATGTCACATCCTCCAAAATGTTAGCACTGCTATTGTCTGTCCAAAAGTAGCTTAGTCTGAGCAATTAACAAGATACTATTGTCGCACAGATCTTCGTCAAGAACACCAAAGTACTTGGCTACCTTTACTGTGTTAAAACTCTTGAGGGAATTCTTATAGTCCTTCATCACCCGCTTACCAACTTTATCCTTTTTATCTTTGAGCTTTTTAGCCTTTTTATCTTTGAGCTTTTTAGCCATTGTCAACAACCCCCGTATTCATAGACATATAAAACGCCTGCGTATGCTTCGAGTTCAGCAAACCTGTCTCCAACCGTTGTGAACTCAACCAGATACTCAGGATTGCTGGCAGAAGGTGTGGGGTACTTGTAACCTGCAGGCGAGCGTTTCCATGTGCAACCTTTTGGTAGGTCGGGCAACGGGCCGACTTGTGGATGCTGAACAACACTACAACGTGCTATACCCTTAAATTTTTCCATTAGACTATACCCTCGTAAACTCTAATATTATCGAACAGCGTGTTAGGTGAACCAGCTGCACTGTCGTTTAATCTACATTCAACGTGTTTAATCGCTGTAGCTGTTAGCCCATCATCAATAGTGATGTTTATATTTTCCTCAAGATCAAGCCCACTGCATGCAACAAGATTGACTTCTTTAGTTGTTAAATTAATTTGCATCTTCCAAGTCATAGTGGAAAGTAGGTCAGGAATCTGCGTATAGTCCGCCACAGGTGGGGAAGAAACATAGACCTCAGCAACAGACACCAGCCCGTTGTCCCGTACATAAATGTTGACTGTAGTCGGCCATCGAACCATGATCAAAATGCACACAAGAGTATCATCTTCTCCGTATACGTGAACTGCTTGTGTACCCCATAAACCTCTTAGGTCTGAAGCAATATCAAACATAACGGTTGCCAGTGGGCCTGTCTGCTCGTTGAGCGTTCCACGAGCCACCCTTTCACCAGCACCGGAACCTGTTCCCGTTCCTTTGAGAACACCGTCATTTATTTCTAAATAGGAATCAGCCGAGAACGCACTCACATCGTCAAATGTGCCCCCATAAGCCCCTGAGCCATCAGCAAAATCAAAGGGCTGATAGAAAACACAGCCCGCCCCCTGTTGCCACGCCAAACCCCACAAATTAAAACCAAAGCCTAAGCCCATGACCCTCTCCTTTTATATTAACCTGTTGTGTACGTGCTGCCTATACTGCACCACCGGACTTGCTCTTGGATGCCGCTGCACCACCGGACTTGAAGCCGCCTGCTACTGCGTAGGTACCCATGCCTGTGCTCGCGCCTGACAGCCCTGCAGTGAGCAGAGACTGCCCTAGACTACCTGCTGTTGCATCAAGGAACGAAGCGTTTTCACGCAGCGAATCTGCTTCCCAATCAAGCACCTGAGACTCGCGTCTACCCGCCCATGACTTCAGCTCCTTGGCGTATTCAAGTTCACCCATGTCATCCGCGTACCTGTTCAGATTACCTTCAAACAGATCCATCGCGGACCCGGTGCCGACTGCTAAGTTGCTCGCTGCAAGGATGCTCATGTTCTCACCTGCAGAAGCCCGGTACTTGTGGCTCAACTTATTCTTTTCGACATCTGCAGCTTCACGCTCTGCCTCTGTTTGAGCGGCTACAATCTCAGCCTGCTGCTCCTTAGCAAGCGCGTTGTTGCGTGCAACATCTGCTTGGTATTCCTGCTGCCTGCGCTGAGCTTCAGCTTGCTGAAAAGTCTGCATCGCTGAAAACACACCCATGAGTATCGATGCTATAATCAATCCCATATCTAGTCTCCTAACTCAACATCATAAACAGCGGCAAGGACCGTCATCGGTCCTGGTCCGACTGCGCGTATTAATGGATTCCAATCCTCTTCCCAACCCATGTCGATTGGAAAGTCAATATCACCTGTGAAGTACAAAGGCTCGTTGGGGTTGTCCTCTGATGGCAGCAGCAGCTCTTCAAGCCCGTCCTCGTCTTCACTCGGTCCTGCCCAAACACCCATCGACCGGTACAGCCTGATCGTGGCGCGACTGACCTTATACCGCTTCCCAACGGTGGAAGCTGCAGTCTCGACAAGCTCCGGTCTGTTCGGAATTATATCAGATACCATGCCAAGCCCTACGTGCACTTTATTGGCTGAGTGGTCAAGACGCACTGTACCAGTGCTCTCAACAACTTTATCAGACTGCGCGGCACCATCTGCCCAAACCTTAACTGTCTCCCCGGCAAGGTGCGGTGCGATTGCAGTCAGCACTGAGGTACGCACCCCATCATATGTGGCCCCTGAGTCAACAAAGAAAGCGTCTTCAGGATCGTTTTGCTTCACGAAATAGTCTTCCATAACTTCAATGCAACGCTTCGTGCCTACGGCTAGATCACGCCTGACAACAATGTACACCCGGTCGTACCCATCTCCCGGCACGCTGCATATATCTTCAACGTAGCCGCCAACATCGTGCCGGTGCCATCCAATAACTTCGTGCTCGCGCATATACGTCAGCGCGACCAAGCTGCCATCATCCAAAACCACCCAAGCAATCGAATATGGTTTTTGCTGATAGCACCAGTTGACAATGCGCTTACCATCAAACAGGTGACTCGCTATGATGGATATATCAGGTGCATCATACTTGTCGCTCGAAAAGCTATAGATAAGCTCGCGGACGTTTGAGCCACCACCCTCTACAACTAACATCGTATCGCTTGTAACCAGAGGCGGCAGTTTTTCGCTGCCTATGTTGCCCTGTGGGTTGAACCCTACATTTTTCGGTGTGAGAACTTTGTCTGCCTCTCCTACGGACCACTCGTTCCCGGTCGTGCCTGCCATCAAAACCCGGTCACCCACTACCCACTGGATGCCATTAGCCCGCGGAGCGGCTAAGGTTGCCTCAATAGCGTCACTGTCAACAGGCGGCAGAGATGCAGCTAAGCTCTCGAACTGCGCGTTTGGTGACAACCACATCGTGAAGGGTTTGCTGAAAGATGCTGCCCAACC